ACCTTTATTGGGTGCAATAGTATTAACCGGTAAATCAGACAATTGTTCGTATCCTCCATCATTACCCCACTTATTAAGTGGATATAATTTATTAGCAAAAAATGGAGTATCTATAAAAGAATCAGGACTATCAACAGGAACTAAATCAGACTGAACAATCTCGTATGTTGTTGGTGGCACAACTTTAGTTGGAGATTTGGAATATGGTACCAAATTTCTACTTATAAGTTTTTTTCTAAACCCTTCTGTACTCGCAAAATCTAATGGACTACCCATCTATACTTTTTATTTAATAAATAGATTAGTTTATCTTTTTTATTCTTCAAATTAAGTTTTATTATTACTTATAGGATACAACACCAGACCCTCTGTCTTCTGAAGAATTTTGGTGCGCTAATTTTTTAAAATATTGTCGCATCTCTGTACTATTCATTGCAGCAATGAGTTGTTGTTGAGTTAGTGACACGCCTGGAGGTAGGTTTTTAAAGTCGAATTCAATTTTACCACTAACATCGACTTTTGAGTTAGTATTTTTTGTCGCAGTACCCGTAATTGACGATTGTTCACCTTGGTAACCAAAAAAACTTTCTCTTGATATTGGCCTAACTGTTTCTGTTTTGGTTTCTTTAGTTAGAGATTTTTTTGGAGTTTCTTTCATTCCTAAAATTTCTGAAGTGTATTTTTTAAATTCCAACTCAATGCCGCTTTTACCCGTAACTTTTTCATTAGATTCTCGTAAAATATTTTTTAATGTTTCAAATCCTTTTTCTCCAAAACTAAGTGACTTGTTTTTAATTTCATCCCCAAGTTTCTCAATTTTTTTTGAAAATTCTGCATTACTTATCTGACCAGTATTTTTTAAACTAAAAGCCCCTTGCATTTTTCCAATGGTTTCATTAATTGCTTCCGTTATCTTAGCACTTTCAGGAACATTTTTATCAACAGAATCTGAAACAGCTCGTTGTATTCTTCTAGCTCCAAACACATTACCTCTAATAATTGAGGCTCCCGCAATTCCATAAGTTCCTCGAGCAACTAAAGAGTCAATCCCTGATTTAATATCTTCCATTACAGTTAATTGACTAATTTGTATTTCTTCTAAAGTTTTCGGTGCGTTTTCTTGTTGTTCTCTTAATTTCTGTATTTCTTCCTGAGTAACGTCTCCTAATCTTTTGGTTTCAACTTTACCTGTTTCATCGTCTCTTAATTGAACAACATATTCACCTCCTTTCATTGTCGCCATGTTAGCCAACAATTGTTTGTCTTCGGGACTATCAAAATTTAAACTTGGATTAATCGCCGATACTCTTTTATCTAATTCTGCTGCCGCTAATGCCGCCTTACTCAAAGAACCCGTTGTTAATCCTGCCGCAACTTCAAGTTCTCTTAAGGTTAAAACACCTTGTGGATTTATTTTAAATGATTTTGTCTTTTCGTCAAATTGTGTAAATTGTTTTGCAGCCTTTATAATACTATCTTGTAAACCGGATGGGTCATTAATTGATTGGTTCATTAATTGAAATGGGTCAACTAAATTTCCAATTGATACACCTAACCTTTGGAATGCCCCCGCGACTTCAATTGCTCCTTCAGGTGTTAAGACTCTTTCAGCAAAATTAAAGGTTTCACTCATGTCAAATCTTAACATTGATGCCTGTGCTGCCATTTTAGTTAATCCTCGAACCCCTCCTTCAAATTGATATCGGTTCATTTGTTCCATATTACTGGCAACATCACCCATAACATCTTTAGCATTTAATCCAACACTTTGAATATAAGTTATCGAATTTTCCAAATTTGGCCCGATTTGAGATACTTCATATCCAACATTCGCAAAGTTTTTAACTAAACCCTCAGCCGTGCCACCTAATATTGAAGTTGCGGCATATATCTTGGTAACTTGTTCTTCTGTTGCAATAACATTCCTTCTAAGTCCTTCCGCAATTCCGGTCATTGTAGTAGTAACATCAGAAACATTACCACCTAAACGCTTGACACCCGCGGCAGATTTTGATATTGCGTCACCCATTTCATCTAAACGAGTTCTACCCTGGGCAAAGGCATTATTAACTTTTTCCGCCTCATCAAACATATTACCAATAGAATTGATAATTTGATTAATAGGTTGACCTAGTCTTTCAAAACTTTGTTTAAGTTCATCCGCACTACCTATATCTTTTGGATTAATATCTGCCATAATTTTTTAACTTTATATATAAATAGAAGAAGGACTAAAATTTTTAGTCCTTCTTATTGTCTTCAATCCATTTATCCAATAAATACTTTCTCACGAATAATGGCATTTTTTCGAAATCACCATAACTAATGTTCATTAATTTGTTTAAATAGTAAAATTCGTCTATTTGGTTTTTCCTATAATCAGAAGAAAGGACGAAAAAATTCGACCCCAAACCCAACATTCACTGTCAGCTTTTCTCCGGACGGGGCCATTATTACTTTATTCATATCTAGTCTAGGTTCGTTTTCGTTCATAAATTTTCTAATAAATTTAGAATCTGAAATAGGCATTGTTTCAATAAATTTACCGATAGCTGACTTGTCATTGGAACCATCAATTTCAACTATTTCTTTTTGTAGTCTCCAAGTGATTTTTGGAACAACCCTACCTTGAGGGTATGTTTCAGCCAATTTATTAATGTCAATAATTTCTCCGTAATTAAGTGGTTTTATTTTAACAGTTGATTGAGTTTTTGGTAACTGAATAGTAAATGTTCCATCTTCGTTAGGTTTTTGACCATTAATTATACTTAATTGGTCTAAAATAACTTGAGACTGAAAAGATTTTTTAGTTGCAGGGTCAACAAGATTTAATGTCATTTCTGGTCCAAATCCCGTATTTCGTAAAAAAATTAATATCGCTTCAATATCCCCTTCAAGTAGGTCTTCAATCTTAACATCAGGTTCATATATCTTGGCTCGTAATAAACTTGTTGTCAAGTCGTTTGTCCCTGCCATTATAATATTTTCGTCTGATGCGGTAAGATAACCGACTTTTAAAGATTTCTTTTTATTTTTATAAAAAAGTCCTTGTGATGGTAATTGAACCACATCATGTGGTAATGTAAAATTTTCTTGACCGTAGTCTCTTGATTGTGTTTCCATATATAAAAAAATTAACCGTAAAGTTTATTGCTTTACGGTTAAATATAATTTGTTTTAATTTTTTTGTAAAGACAATTTCTGTCTTAAATCTGAAATAACCCATTCAGGTCTTTCATTAATATCTTTTTCCCAATATCGAATTAATGTTATACCATGATTTTCACATAATTTATTTTTTTCGTTGTCATTATCCTTTGTTAATCGTTGGGTATCGTAAATAATTTCCTTATGTTTTGTATTTGGATTACAATGGTAGAAATCACCGTCAACCTCAATTAAAATCTTTTCACTTGGAATATAAAAATCAAATAATTTAGATTTAAATTCATATTGGTATTCATATTTAGTGTTGATTAAATTTAAAATATTTTCAAATTTAATCTCTAATTTTGTTTTTTTATTACTCAATTTTGATTTTAACCATTTAACTCTCCTTTTTGAAGCATCTTCTTTTAGTTGGGGATTGTCTTCATATCTCTTTTTTTGTGTTATCGATAATTTTAATTTTGATTCTTCTGTTTTTAGAACCCCTTTTAATTTTTCTGATATTCGTTTTCCCCTCTCTTTATCATTTCTTAATTTTTCTTTAATTCCTTCTATTTTTTTTATAGTTTCAGGTGTTTTGTTTTCCCACCATCCAACATATTTACCTTCTTTCCAATTTTTCTTTTGAGTTTCAATCGCTTTTTTATGTGTATCAGGATTTTTATGAAAATTATTTTTACCAACAACTCTATTGTGGTGACCCCTAATGAACCTTGAAAATCCTTTACCTATTGAAATAAATGGTGGAACTCCACCACAACCGCATTCACATTTAGGTATAACACCATTCAAAACATATTCAATATAGATTTTATCACCATTCAAATTATGTTTTTGACTTGAGTGACTTCTTAACGAATTAATACCATTAAATTCATTTTTACATATATTACAAACAAAATTTCCCATATAAATAAATATATGGGAAATTATCAATATTGTAAATGGTTAGAACTATTTTGTTATTAAAAAATCAATAAACTAATACACATCTATCCATACGAAGTTGTGCGGTAATATCCGCTAATGCGTCTTGACTATAACTTAAAGCTCCAAAATTAACATCAGTTAAAAATGTTCCATAAAGAATCCATTTTTCAACTACAACCCCTGTTGGGTCTAACATTTCAAGGTCGATATCTTTTTTATAACCCGCAGCATAACCCATACGACCGGTAACAGATTCGGCATGTAGACGAACCCACTCCATAAGTGCTTGAGCCGCTGAAGGACCAATCGGGTCACGGAATTTAACCGAAATTGGGTCCCAATTAAATCTACCTGCAACAAATGTTGATGTATTTAAAAATTGGATTTCAGTTGCGTTGATTTTGATTGTCGGTCTTGCCGCTGTTTCAACAAACCATTCATTTATTCCTAAACTGGATGGAAACCTTAAAATAAACCGGTTCTGTCTTTTTGGTTCGTAAGGTATGGGCATTTTCATTAATAAATCAGCCATGTTATTTCAATTTTGTTTTTTTTGTGTTTATATCTAATAAATATACTCTCGATTAAAATTTTTTTCTATTTACTTTTTTTTTAAAAAAATTATTATCTATTTATATTCCTTTTTAATTCCTCCAGCAGTAGAATAAGTCTTAACTATGTTATCTGGTTTATCTTTAAAATGTTTACTCATTACTTCTACATTTTTAATATCATCATCTGAAAATCCTATTACTGGTTCTTTTGGTATAAAATTATTTGAGATTTCATTTTTAATAAATGCTCTTTTATTTAAAATTCCAGCCATTCCTTTTATATATGATACAAAGGCTTCCATAGCTTTAACTTTTAATTCTTCAGGATTCGCAGCACTTCCTTCACCAAAAGTTACAGGGTGATATTTGTTTAATTCTAAATACGATTTAATTAATTCATCATCACTCATTTCATCTTCACCGACAAATGTTCTGTATTTTTTTAAATTCTTAACTAATTCATCTTTATTTATCCCGTTGAAATCACTTACAATGTAATTATACACCGCTTGTTTTAATGTTTCCGGATTATGACCTCGAGCAGTTATGATTGAGAATATTGACCCATTATTGATTGCTTCTTTAAAGTCTCCAAATGCGGGTCCTTCTTTAGCTCTCATAGCATCGATTAGAAAATCTTTGTCACCTTCGGTTCTAAAATTTCTAAATGGATTATCCGCAAAACCAACAATAGTCTCACCTTTATATTGTATAGGATTTTTTCCCAAGTCGTGTCTATACTCGGCAAAATCATCAGTACTCATCCCTATCTCATCACCATCTTCAGTTTTTAACATAATTTTAGTTGGCATATGAACAATATTATCATCCCAATCGAATGCGTAATATTTCATATCTGGTGTCCCTTCAGGTTTAAATCCTTCTTTAAGTTGTCTTTTCATATTTAAATAAGTAAAGGGGATACTTTCGTACCCCCATTAAATTTATTAGATATTTTCAAATGAAGCTCCTGTTGGAGTTATGAAGAACTCGATATCGATGAACTCTAACGCCTTAGTAGGTTTCAAATATATTTTACCTGTTAATGTGTTTCTGTCTAAATCTTCAGGTGTTGATAATACAGTTACACGGAAATCGTAAAGACCTCTATCTCTTCTGATTGAATCCAAAATAGGGTTAACACTATCCAAGAATTGTTGTCTAACGATTTGGTCGTTTTGTTCAAACAATAATCTTATCGCTACTGCTGAAATCAACTTACGAGCTTGAAGTAATAATCTTCTTACATTCAATCTGTTAAGTGCTGTGTCAGCAACTTGTAAAGTTTTATTACCCCAAATTACAGTTCCAACATCAGAGAAAGTTGCGATAGGGTTAATTCTACCCTGATACAAGGTATCTCTATCTGTTTGTGTAAGTTTTTGTCTAGCTTTGATTGAAGTTACAAGACCTCTTGTGTAACCCGCCGATGCGAACCAAGGGAATGATATGTTATCAGTCAATGCTAAGTTTCTACAAACCTCACCTGTTGGTGGTAAATAAATTTGTGTATTGTTAACGGTATCACGAACTAATATCCAAGGATAATAAGTTGCGGTATAGTTAGAGTCAATTCCTGTGTTGTCTAGATTATCAACCGCTTCTTGAGAATAAATAATATCTTGAGGGTTAGTTGCATCCGGTGTATACATTCTATAGTCAGGTGTTGTCGCGATATAAACTGAATCCGCTCTTGAGAATTGAATCATGTCAATTGCTTCTTCAACAAGGTTTGAGTTATTTACGTAATCAATACTTGAAGTTGCAAATACATTTATATTTGTTGATTCAGGATTTGCGAATGTTAAAATACCAAGTAAGTAAGCGTAGTAGTCTGTATTAGCGAAATCTTGAGTATTATTTTGAACAACAATTCTCTTGAATAATCCGTCTCCTGTTGCATTTGGATATCTTCGGTCAGTATTTGACGCTCCAGCCAAGTAACCTGATGCTCCTAATTGGAATCTATCTTCGTTAGTTCTCCACTCTCTGTATATATCCCATCCGTCAAAACCTCCAGCAAAACATACCGTATATTTTCTTGAGTATATGAAATAATATGGATTTTCTTGTGTTTGAGGGTCATTTCTAAACTCAGCAACACCACATTCAAACGCAGTTTCTCCGCTTGATTTAGAAGTGATTCCGATTGTAACAACCGTTGCACCTGAATCCATGTGGAATCCTTTACTTCTCACATTCCAAGGTTGACCCTCAACCGCCGGATTACCAATCCAGTTTGAAGGTGTTTGTTTACCCTTATATGTTAAGAAAGATTCGTCAATTCCAAATTGTGTTGAAAATCCTAAGTAACTTCTTCTTACAATATCTCCTGCAGATTCTACAGGTGCACCTCCAGCATTTACGCCAAATGGTGGATTTGCAATAACTTCACCAGGGAAATAATATTTTGTCTTAAATTTAGGATACGGTGAAGGATAAGTATCATAATCCGAATATTCTCTTTGAGTATATCCGTAAAATCCACATGGTAAAGCGTTTATTGGTGCTTCATCTGCCATCTCAACCATTATATATCTTGAGATTAACGCGTATTCTCCATTAGATGAACCAATTTTTTTAGCTATAAAATTATTTGATAATGGGTCCAAATTACAATTTGTGAATTTTTCAATTACCACAGGATTTGCGTCAGTATCAAAGAAATTTCTAACTAATACATCAAATGACATATTATTAAATGAAAGGTTTGCGATTGAAACTTTTACTTCAGTATTCGCAGAATCTCCATCAGAAATTGATATAAATTTAAACAAGTTATAAACTTTGTTACCTCTTAATTCCGAAACCAAATATGGTGTTTCAGGTGATTGGTATCTTTCTAAATTATATGCAATAGAGTCTGTTCTTTGACTTCTAGCGTTTGGTAATGCGATTAAATCACAAGCTAAACCTCTTATATAACCTTGATTATATGCATAATTCAACGAACCTTGATAAGCCTCCTCAACATAAATTGGAACTTCAAATCTTGATTTTCCAAAATTATCAACCCCTAAAACTTTTGTAATGTATTTTGATGATGCCGCCAACATTGAAGTTTCGAATGAAAATACATCATTATCTTTAGTTACCCCTGATAATAAAAATGTTGAGAAAGGTGATTTTGAAATATCAGAATATTGTCCAGTACAAATTAATTGTAAATTATTTGGAACCCAAGCATTACCATTATTATAATCGATTCCTACTTGATAAATTGGTCCATGATTAATACTTGCCGCGTCATTTGAATAAAGTGAAATACCTCTTGAACGAATGGTTGCAACAACCATATTATTGAACTCACTATATACAGAACCTGTAAATGTATATGAATTACCGGTTACAGTACCTGTAAATGTATTTGACGCTCCTGAAGTTAAACTAGAAACTGAATAGTAAAATGAATAACCAGTATAATTACCTGTTAAAGAATCATTATTTTGAAATTCAAAATTAGCATAAAACCAAGAATCGTTAGAAGACTCAGTTAAATCATTTTGAGTAAAATTATTTTCACATCCATATGGATTCTCAATTGTACTATATTGACCTGATAAATTATTATAAACAGTTTCAGGGATTGCTCCGTATACCACTGCGGTTGTTGCTGATAATCTTGGAGAGTTCATTATCGCACCTAAAGAATTATTAAAATCTATTTGTAATGTTGATACCGAACCATCGTCTAACCTATATTCAACATTTAAATTTTGGTTAACTTGATTTGGTAATGAACCTGAAATAAATTCGACTTGTTCTAATGTTGAATCACCCGTAAAATTTGCCGTGAATGATGTTCCCGTAGATGGGTTACCAATTGTTGTTGGGTCTACATTAGAGGTAACAGTAAGTGACCAAGATGGTCCTGCATCATATCCTGATAATCCAAGAATTCTTGTTACAAATAATTGATTTGATTGTTGTAAATATGATTTAGCTATGTATGCCGCTTCATATTTTGGAATTTGGGTGTTATAAAATTTGACAGGTTCTGTTCCTCCAAAATAGGCTTGGAACTCATCATAATTAGTTATAAATATCGGTTCAAAGGCCGGTCCTTTAATTGTTTCTCCCACTAAACCTAATGTCGTAACACCCACACTTTGGGCTACGAAAGATAGGTCTGTTTCTGATGTATACACACCCGGAGATACGAATACTTTTTGGTTTGCTTGTGCTGTTGCCATTATTTATTAATTCTATTACAGATTTATTTTATAGATAAATATTCGATATTTTATGAAAAAACTTTACTTTTGAATAAGTATTTATAAATGGTATGAATTAATTCTGCCTTTTTTCTCACCATGAAAACTAAGAAAGAAATTAAAAACATTAAAATATCCCCCGAATCACACAATATCCTTAAAAAGTATTGTGATAAACGAGGAATTAAAATTTATAAATTTTTGGAAAATTTAATTATAGAAACTTGTAAAGAGAAGAAAGATATCTATGGGGAAGATTAAACCAACTTGTTATCGAAGACAATTAACGCCTCGTTATTATTATTTAGTTTAGTAACTTCAATCCTTAAAACATCATTTGTATTAATTTGAATTACTTCAACATCGCTACCATAATAATTGTCATTTATATATACATCAAATGTTTCAACATTATCTGAATTTGCAACACTCATATTGGCCCTAAAATCAATAATGTCTATTAATGTTGTGTTACCGGTTACAAATAAGAAATCTAATTTAAATTCGTCCGGATTTTTTGGGAATTGATTTCTTTTTTGTTTTCTTGTTGTGGTATCCATTTCAATAAGTTGAGTAACTCTTTGGATTG